CTGCAGGCGAGCGTTGGTGGGCAGCGCCGCGAGCGGGATCGCGATGACAGCGTCACCGATCGCAGGCTGGAACGCGGAGCCGGCCGACACGTCGACGTCGACCTTGGCGATGTCGGGATCCGTGATCGACGGGACGGTGACGGAGATGGTGTCGGACAGCCAGAACGACGGGCCGACAGCAGCTTGGACGAATTCGGCCATAGTGGGCCTTCCTTTCGAAGCGAGCCAGGTGAGGGCCGAACCGTCGCGGTTCGGCCCTCACGTTGGCGGATGGGTCAGGGGGTGACGTTGTACGAGATCGCCGTGTCCTCGTTGGTCGCGGCGTCGCCGACGTTCTGGAAGTCCTCGCGCTGGAACCCGACCACGACACGCTGGTAGGTCTCGCGGTAGATGCTGTCGTCGACCTCGATGTCCAGCGCGGTGCGCTGACCCATGACCCACTCGTTGCGGTTCACGCACAGGTTGTAGGTCTTGGTGGTGGTGATGCCGTCGTACACGCCGGAGGCGTTGAGGTTCTCGCGCACGTACTCCGACGCGATGATCGGCACACCGTGGACCGACGCGATCTGGCCGTTGAGGATGGTGGCGTTCGGCCCCATCTTGTCGACGGTCAGGACGTTCGAGTCGGCGAGGATCGCGTGCATCGCCGACACACCGACGATGTACGCCAGGTCGGTGGGGATCAGACCCCACTTCGTCATGCCCTTGCGGAGCAGACCGAGGTTGGCTGCCGTGGTGCTGGTGGCCGTGACGACGGTCTGGGCGAGGGCCTTCTTGCGCAGACCGTCCCACGACCAGCGGGCATCGGTGGCGCCGAGCGCGTTGACGTCGGAGTCCATGTGGGTGCCGTCGGTGTCGCCGTCGAGGATCGCCATCTCCTCCGCGGCGACGAACGCCAGGACGAGCTTGCGGGTCGCGTACGGCAGGATCGCCAGCGCCGAGTCGGCCTCGAGGCTGCGGGAGAACAGCGCGCGACCGCCGAAGATCTCGGCGTCGAACGTCGCCGCGCCGGTGCCGGGGGTCGACGCTGCGACCTTGGTGGCGGTGTCCGACGTCGGTTCGGCGACGCGGTAGGCGACGGCGTCGGCGCCCTCGATCGGCCACTTCCACGGGTTGGTCGGGATGTCGACGCGACCGAACAGCGCGGCGACCTTGCCGAGCGCACGCACCTTCTCGTGCATCGACGCACCGATGCCGGTCGGCACCCAGTCGATGCCCTCGCCGGACGTGTCGACGTCCATCGCGTTCATGATCGAACCCCAGCGGTCCTTGAACTGGCGGCTGTTGCGGGCGACCTGGAAGCCCTGCGACGACGACTTGGCCGTCTTGTCGACCAACATGCCGAACAGGCACATGTCGGCGACCAGCTTCTGGAAGCTGCGGATCGTCGGCCGGTCGGTCGGACGGAAGTCGTTGATGCGCGGGGCGACAGTCCCGACGGCGTCGGCGTCGGCACGCACCACGATCTGCTCGACCGCGTTCCGGGCACCGGAGTACCGCATGTTGCCGGCACGGTCCAGCGAGCCTGCGGCGACCGTCTCGTCAGCGGCCCACAGCATGTGGTCGAGGTTGCGGGTCACGCCGGCGCCGATCGCGCCGTCGCCGCGCACGTTGATGTTCGGGATGGCGAACGCCGACTTGCGGGAGCTCTGGCCGTCGAAGCGGGCCTCGTCGGCCTCCTTCAGCAGGGCAGCCGCGATCTGTGCGTCGAGACCGTCCTTGCCTTCGATGAGCGCGACGATCGCGTCGTGGTCGACGCGCTCCTGGGCGGTGAGGGCGCGCTTGGCTTCCTTCGCCGTGTTCAGGATGACGTCGATGTCGTTGAGGTACTGAGCGCGCTTGTCGATCAGGGCCTCGCTGTCGGTGGCGGTGTGGTCGCCGCCAGCGACGACCAGCACGGAACGGCCGTTCGGGAACACCCAGCGGTTCCCCACGCGGCGCGGGTTCATTTCGTCCATGGTGGACTCCTTCATGGTTGGGGTTTGGTGTTCACCGACGGCGCCGATTGGCGTTCGCGGCGATCTCGAGGAACGGCGGCGCACCCGCGGCAGGGCGGGGCTTCGCATCGTTCGCGACTGGTTCGATGTCTGCGGCGGCGGCGAGCGAGTCGGCGAGCTTCGCCGCGATCGCTTCGTCGGCCGTGTACCACGTCTCGGCCTTCATCGCCGCCCGCATCTCGTCGGCCGACTTGCCGGACTTCGTGGCGTAGATCTCGGCGAGGTTGCCCGACAGCTGGTCGAGGACCGCGCCGAACGACAGCATGTCGTCGGCGTTGCCGGCGCACACACCCCACGCGTCGTGGATCATCATCGTGCTGTTCGGTGCCATCACCGTCTCGTCGGCGGCACACGCGATGAACGACGCCGCCGAAGCAGCGATGCCCTGCACCACCGCACGGGTCTTGGCCGGATGGGCGCGCAGCACGTTGACCATCGCGAGCCCGTCGAACGCGTCGCCGCCCGGCGAGTTGATCAACAGCTCGATCGTCGCGATGTGCGACGGCAGATCATCGAGCGCCTGGGCGAGTTCCTTCGCGGACATGCCCCACCACTCCCCCCACGAGTCGATCGGGTCGAACAGCCGCAACGTGGCGGTGGTCCCGTCGATCTTCACGGCCGGCAACGCGTTCTGGGGGCGGGAATCGGCGCGACGGTTGAGGAACGCGCGGATCTCCGCAGAGTTTCGAGGCTTCATGGTGTGGCTCCTGCCGGATCGGTTGGAGGGGTGTCGGTGGTGGTCGAGTTGAGGGGCCGGAGCACGACGTCGCCACCGTCGATCATCGGCAGCCGCTCTTCCTTGCGTGCCTCGTTGACGGCCTTCCACGGGCCGCCGACCGCCTTGGTCTGAGCCTCATATCGGGCCGCGGTGTCGCCGCGCAGACGACCTTCGAGGTTGAACTCGTGGAACGTGCCGGTCGGGGTGAGGTCGCGGTCGCGGTTGATGTGCGCCTCGATGCGCTCGGCCCACGGCTGGTAGCAATCCTGAACGACCTCGATCGACTGGTGCTCGATGTTCGAGAACGTCGCCCGCGAGAGCTCGTACAGCTTGTGGGGTGGCAGGCGCAGCAGCCGGCTGATCTCCAGCACCCCGTACTGGCGGGACTCGATCAGCTGCGCATCCTTCGCATTCAGCGTGACCTTCTCGTAGGTCGCGCCCTTCGACAGCACGCCGGTCTTGTGAGCGTTGATCAGACCCTGGTGGAACGTGTCCCACTCTTCTCGCAGCCGAGCAGCCTGCGTCTTGTCGAGCTCCTGCGGAACGGAGATGATGCCCCCGAGGTTCGTCGAGTTCGAGAAGAACCGGGACGCATACTCGTCGGCCGCGGCCACCCCGCCGAGCGTGTCGGCCTGGTAGTGGATCGGGTTGATTCCGAACCGGCCGTCATAGGTCAGACCCGGAATGTGGAGGATGTCGCGAGTCGTCCACACCTTCTCATCGCGATCGACCAGGAACCGCTTCGTCCCGTCCGGCGCCTGGCCGGCGGTGATCCGGTCCGGATGGAGTTCGCGAAGCCCGACCACCTGGCCCACCGCGTTCCGCATCTTGAACGCGTATGCGTTGCCCTTGTGGAGCAGCGACATCATCCAGAACTCGACCAGCCCAAACCACGGCTGCTCGACGTCAGGGTTGTCCGACCATGCCGGCGACGTGACGCGTTCACGATCGCCGTTCGCTGTCGTCCGGTACCGGTGGAACGGCAGACCGGCCATCACTGTCGAGATGTGCAGCACGCCCGAGTACCACGACGAGATGCCGAGCGCGCGCCGCGGACCGACCGACACTCCCGACGAGGCCTTCACCCCGCCACCGAGCAACCCGAGAAACTCCTCCATCGTCACCGGATCGGCAGCGGCCCGGATGACGCGATCGACGTTCGACGCGCGCGGGGCGGGGCGAGAGGCGTTCGTGATCCTGTCGAGCAGCGACGGCATCAGGTCGAGCCCTCAGCGGTCGGTCGCTGCGGCACCCGCGAACGGGCGTCCGCCATGCCGACCTTCACCGCAGCGGCAACGAACAGCACCGCCACCCACGTCATGCCGAGCAGCCAGCCCAGCGCGTAGAACGGAAACGAGATCAGCGTCAGCAGCACACGAAGCGGATGGATCGTGGCCGCCTGCAGCGCCACCCGATCGAACAGTGCGGGAG